CATAGTTAGAAAGATTCCATACAAGCTAAGTAGACACATGAAGGGTTATGATGTTGAGATTAAAGAGGGAGACAGGGTTTTTGTTCACCACTTTATCTGTAGACCAGACCACTGGTTTGAGTGGGAGGGTGACGAGTACGCTGAGTTAGACTATAACCACATATACTGCAAGAAAGAAATAGGTGGTGAGATTGAAATGATTCAGGATTACATATTCTTAGAGAGGGCACACTTTTCTGAGGAGACATGTAAAACCCCAGGTGGTTTGTGGTTAAAATCAGAACCAGACGAAATCCAAGGCTGTGCTTATGTTAGACACATTAATAAATACACAGAAGGATTTAAGGTTGGAGACCTTGTATCATACTCAAGACTTTCTGATTACGAGATGAGCGTTGATGGTACAAAGTATCTTAGGATGAGGAATGGAGATATAACAGGTATACTAGACAAAGAAATAATACACTTAGGAGCGTAATGAATAACTACACAAAAGAAAGTATCGTAAGGTTAATATCTGCTGCTAAGAAAAGCGTAGACATTTTAATTGAAGAAATCGAAAGGGAATTAGATAGAGAAGAACTGCAAGACGATAAGGCTCGTAACGCTGTTAAAGCAAAGAGAGAGTGCTTTGAAGATGCACAGAAGATAATTGCAGACATATCTAAACTAGAGGCACAACTCAATGGAGAAGAAATAGATTCTGGTGATAATGTTTACAGTGCAGGGTTTGCAGAAAGGTTTGCAAATAAAAAAGAGCAGTAAAAACTACCCTCTTTTATAACGAAAATTTTGTAACCATTTAGTAAAATAAATCTACAAAGTGCAAACATACAAAAACATATTGATAATTCAAAATATAATTTGTATATTTGTAGCTCTATTAAAATACCAATGGCGAGAAGACAAAAGGTAAATATTAGTGGACTCTCTATAGAGTTACCACTCAAGCCATCTAAGGAAGAAATCCTTGGACACGACCTCGCAAAAGCTGACCAAAGATGGAGTAGGGTAGAACTACCATCAGGATGGGACTATCTAACAGCTAGAGAAAAATCTGGATTTGTACAAAAAGAATACGACAGGAGAGAGAATGGACTATGGTTCATGAACAATGGTGTAGCTACATACATCACAGGCTCTCACTATTTCTACATCAACTGGTGTAAGATAGATATAGGATACCCAGAGTACAGAGATAGGGATAGAAGATTCTTTGTTTTCTGGGAGGAGTGTAAGAAAGATGAAAACTGCTATGGTATGCAGATGATAAAACACAGGAGGGAGGGAGCCTCTTGGAAGGGAGCTTGTATGGCTCTGTATGATATTACACAAAACTACAATGCACATGGGGGTTTACTATCTAAGACTGGTAAAGATGCGAGAGAACTTTTCGAGAAGGTTGTTTACATGTTTAGAAACCTACCACCATTTTTCCAACCTATCATTGATGGAACAGATAACCCTAAGTCTGTACTATCATTCAATAAGCCTGGTGAAAGGATTACTAAAACAACTAAGGGGGTTCAGAAATCAAACGCACTAAACTCTAAGATAGACTGGAGGAATACAAAAGAAAACTCCTATGACTCTACAAAACTAAAGTATTACATGTGTGATGAGGCTGGTAAGTGGGAAGAAGCAGACGTTTCTAAGAACTGGCAAATCGTTAAACCATGTCTCTCTGTTGGTACTAACATTGTAGGTAAGTGCTTCATGCCATCTACAGTAAACGAAATGACAAAGGGTGGTGGACAGAAATATAAAGCTATATGGGATGATAGCGACCCAGAAGAAAGAGATGGTAATGGTAGAACAAAATCTGGACTATACAGATACTTTACCCCAGCATATGATGGCTACGAAGGATTCATTGATGAGTATGGAAACTCTAACATAGAAGATGCTAAACAATACCTAGATAATATTAGAGAGAGTTTAAAGAATGATACATCTAAGCTTTCAGAACACAAACGTCAGTTCCCATACAGTCCAGAAGAAGCGTTTAGGATTGACAGCAAGAACTGTGCCTTTGACTCAGAAAAAATATACTCACAACTTGACTACATGGAGGGCTTAATAAGACCAATGACGTTCAAGGGAAATCTTATATGGGCTGCTGGACAAAAAGATGGAATGGTAACATTTGTCCCTGATAAGAATGGTAGGTGGGAAATAGCATGGCTGCCTGATGTTAATGATAGAAACGAGGTGATTAAGAGAAGGGGTAAGTGGGCTCCGAAAAACGAAGCCACTATCGTGGCTGGAGTAGACCCCTATGACCACAAGACTACAACTGATGGCAAAAGGTCTGACGCTGCTGCCTATGTATTTAGGAAGTATAACCCTTCTATGCCAGCAGAAACACACATGTTTGTTGCAGAGTATATAAATAGACCAGCAACAGTTCAGATGTTCTATGAAGATATGATAATGATGTGTAAGTTTTATGGCTGCCAAATACTTGTAGAGAACAATAAGATTGGTCTAATAAACTACATGGAGCAGAGGGGTTATGGAGAATACCTAATGGAAAGACCAGAGGTTACTCACACAAAAAACTCAAGGGGACAAAAGATTAAAGGACTTCCATCGTCAGGAGAAGCTGTTATCAATAGCATAATAGACGCAATACAGGTTTATGTTTACGAAGCAGTAGGCTATGACGAAGACTCAGGAGCTATAGGTAGGTGCTTCTTTCCAAACCTATTATTAGATTGGGCAGAATTTGAGCCTGATAACAGAACAAAATACGATGCAAGTATGGCTTCAGGAATTACCCTGCTGGCAGCACAAAAAAATGTTAAAGTAAAAAGACAACCAAGTAAGCCAATAGTGTTTGTTAAGAGATACGACAACAGTGGTTTCACATCAAAAATAATAAGATAAAATGTACAAGACAAAAAACGCATTCAACACATCAACTGAAATACATGGGTATCCAAGCCCACTTGTTTCTCCAGAGGTTAAAAATACTAAGGAATATATTTCTCAGTATATAAAGCAAATGTATAGCGACCACGTTAATAACAACAAGTCACTATATGATTATCAAAAACTTTCCTTTGCAGATAACAGAAGGTACTCTGAGGGTAATCAGGGTATTCAAAAATACAAAGACCTAATGGATGGTCAGGGAGACCAGTCGTTTATGAACCTTGATTGGAGTCCTATTGCTATCATACCAAAGTTTGTTGATGTTATAATTGGTGGAATGATGAACCAAGAGTTTGATGTTATGTGCAATGCTATCGACCCTTCTTCAGCTAACAAAAGAAAAGAACAGAGAGCAGAACTTCTTACAGACATGAAGATGAAAGATGTTTCAAAGAAGCTAAAAGATATTGGGATTGATATAGAACAGGGAAGACCTGCATTAGAAGATGAGGAAGAGGTTAATCTATACATGGACCTAAACTACAAACAAGCTGCTGAGATTGCAATGGAGCAAGCTATTAAGTTTGTTATGGAGGCTGGAGACTTTGAGGTTGTTAGAGAACAGTTACTAAACGACCTTGTTGTACTTGGTATATGTGGAATTAAAACAGAGACAGATGTAAATGGTCAGGTAAAGGTAAGGTATGTAGACCCACAAAGACTTATAACTTCTTACTCTTCTAGCCCTGACTTTAGGGATATGGTTCACGCTGGAGAGGTTGTTAAGATGACTATAAGAGATTTAAAGAAACAAGCAGGAGAACAATTCTCTGATGAAGATTATGAGGAAATGGCTTCAATGGTTTCTGGTAGGTATGGAAATCAAGACAGGGCTAACAACAGGGGAGACTATGGTCATGGTGGTCAGCCTTACGATGAGTTTACTATTGAGGTTTTAGACGCAGAGTTTTTAGCTGTTGATACATACAAGTTTGAAAAGAAAAAGAATAAGTTTGGTGGATACTCTTTTAATAAAAAAGACTTTGATTACGACCCACCTAAAAACAGTAAGTACAAGAGAGAGCAGAAAAATATACAGGTAAAGAATAGATACGTTGGAAGGTATATCATTGGAACTGACTATGTGTTTGACTTTGGAAGAGCTAAGAATCAAGAACGACCTAGAGGGTTTATGTCAGAGACAATGTTGTCTTATAGCATTTTCTCACCAGGAATGAAAGAGATGAGATTCAAGTCTTTAGTTTCTAGGATGATTCCATTTGCAGACCAGATACAATTAGCACACCTAAAGATTCAACAGCTAGTTGCAAAAGCAAGACCAAAGGGTTTAGCTATTGAGGTTGGTGGTTTAGAGAATGTAACAAAGGGTGATGGTGGAGCTACATGGGACCCACTAGAACTACAATCTATATATGACCAGACTGGTAACTTCTACTACAGGAGATTAGATGACGAGGGTAATGCTTCTTCAGGACCTCCTATTATGGAGTTAGAGAATGGTATTGGTAGAGACCTTGGTAATCTTATATCTATATACAACTACAACCTAGAAAGAATTAGAGACGTTACAGGTATTAACGAGGCTAGAGATGGTTCAACACCTTCTAAAGATTCTTTAATTGGCGTACAAAAAATGGCACTAATGTCTTCGAACAATGCGACAAGAGGTCTTAATAACGCATACTTTAATATCATAGGAAGAGCGTCTAGGAGTATAGTTAGAAGGGTTCAGGATGTGGTTAACTATCTTGGAGAGTTTGAAATATACGACCAGGCTTTAGGTACAGCAGCAGTAAATTCTTTCAAGGATATTGATGACATGAGAGATATTGACTTTGGAGTATTCATTGATGTAATGCCTGACGAAGAGCAGAAGCAGTTGCTAGAACAAAACATTCAAGTGTCCATAGCAAATAAAGAGCTAAGGATTGAAGACGCTATACTTATAAGGAGCATTAAGAATAATAAGCTAGCAAACAGGATGTTAATATACAGGAGGAAGAAATACATGGAAGACCTGCAAAAGCAAGCTCAATCAAATGCTCAGGCTAATTCACAACAGCAGCAGCAATCAGTTCAGATGGCAGGTCAAATGAAGCAACAAGAAACTCAGCAAGGACTTATGGTTGACGCAGAGAAAATGAAGATGGAGTTTGACCTAAAAGAAAAGTTTGCACAGGCTGAACACAAGAGAAAAATGGAGTTACTTGAATTGTCTAAACAACTAGAGGGTAACAACCAAAGCGAAATAGAGAGAGAGCGTTCTGAAAGGAAGGGTCAAACTCAAGGATAATTTTGTTTTATAATAAAAATTTATTATATTTGCAAATCAAAAGTAACTTAATTTAATATAGATGGATAATAATAATTACATGGCTGATGCCCTTGCTGGTATGCAGGAGTCTAGCCAAGATAGTTCTTTGAAAAAAGAAGAACCTCAAGTGCAAGAAGTTGTAGCTGAGGAAAAAGTAGTGACTGACACAGTCGCAGAGCAAACAGTTCCAGGCGAGCAGCCAACAGAACAAACGCAAGCGACTCCAGAAGTTCAAACTAGCGAAGAGCCTGTTATAGACAGGGAGAAGTTGTTTCAAGAAATGTTAGTCGAAAAGACAGCAGGGAAATTTAACAACCTCGAAGAGTTAAGCTCTATGGCTTCTCAACCAAAACAAACTGAATTGGATGAGAGGTTAACAGAGATTCAAAAGTTCATCACAAGTGGTGGTTCGTTTGAAGACTTTATTCTAACGCAGGCAACCAACTACGATAGTTTGAACGACCTAGATTTAGTTAAAGAAAAAATGTTAGTTGACAATCCAGATATGGATGAGAGTGACGTAGACTTTTTAATTTCTAGGAAATATAAATTGAATGACGAAAATTTTGACGAGGATGAGGTTAGGTTATCTAAGATTGAGTTAAAGAGGGAGGCGAAGCTTGCCAAAGAAAGTTTAAAGGAAATACAGAATAAGTTCAGGTTACCTGAGGCTAAACAAAATATTTCTGAGGATATTCAAAGGCAGCAAGCAGAACAACAAGCTTCAGCAGAACAACAAAGACAGAAGTGGGTTCAAGACGTTACGAACAGTGTGTCTGAACTAAAGGAAGTTTCTTTTCAAGTAAACGACCAAGACTTTAAACATGTTGTTACAGAAGAGCAGAGGGTTAATATTAATAACCTTAATAGTGATTTAAGTTCGTATTTTAAGAAGTACGAAAAGTCAGATGGTAGCGTTGATATGCAACGCCTTAATAGTGATAGGTACAAGTTAGAATACTTTGACCAAATTATGAGGAGTGCTGTAGCTCAAGCTAAAGCAACTGGTACTGAAAGCATCATTAATGATATTAAAAATCCTAGTGTTTCTTCTCAAGCTCAAACATCAGATACTAAACCTAGAACAGTAAACGACCAAATACAAGATGTGCTCTACAGAAATATTTTGTAAATAATTTTTTTTAACTTTTAAAACATATATATTATGAGTAGTTTATCACCAACTAATGCACGTTACACAGCTTCAGCAGCAAGAATTGCTACTAGCAGTAACTACATTAGTACACTTGACCTGCACAAA